GGCCGAGTTCGAGGCGGAGGAACTGTTGACGCAACTGCGACTGAACGACAGCTGGTAAAGAATGAGCGCAACAACTGGGTGCCTCGCGGCACGGATGTTGCGCCAACAGAACCCAATGACCGCATACGCGCAAACATCGATGCGATTAAGTTGATGCGGCAATTGGTGGAGGAGGGTCGCCCCGCCACCAAGAAGGAAATGCAGATACTGCGCCAGTATAGCGGCTGGGGCGGTCTCGGTAGAGCATTTGACGATAGAGGGTACACGTATTCGCGCGAGCTCCGTGAACTCCTGTCAGACGAAGAGTACGAGCAGGCGCAAATGTCCCGCAACAGCGCCTACTTCACGCCTGCCGGCGTGATAGACGCAATGTGGGACATTGCCCGCGCGATGGGCTTTAAGGGCGGCAAGGTGCTCGAGGGCAGTGCCGGCGTTGGTAACATCATAGGACTAATGCCGAAGGACTTGAGCTCACGTAGCGATATTCACGCTGTAGAGATTGACAGCGTGACCGGCAATATCCTTAGCTTGCTCTATCCAGATGCCAAGGTTGACATACAAGGTTTCGAGAAAACACGCATACCTAATGCGAGTGTAAAGTTGTCGATTACCAACGTGCCGTTCGTCACCGGTTTGCGTGTAATGGACGAGAGCGGCGACAACGACCTGGCGAAGAAATTCCACGACATTCATAACTTCTGTATTGCCAAAAACGTGCGCAAATTAGCGCCCGGTGGCATTGGCATCTTCATATCAAGCAACGGCACCCTGGATAGTGGTGGCGGCGCACAGGCGTTGCGCGACTGGATTGTTGGTGCCGGTGATGCTGATGTAGTGGGAGCCTTCCGATTGAATAACGAAACGTTTGGCGGCACCGCTGCAACNAGCGATATTATCGTGATACGCAAGCGTGTGAATGGCGTGAAGAGNCCGAACGCCATCGATGTAAGCAAGGTAGGCAGCATGCGCATCGTGGATTACACCACGCCCGAGGGAAAGAAGAAGCAACTTTCACTCGAGTGCAACCAGTATTTCATTGACCACCCCGAGAACATGGGTGGTGAAATGAGATTCAACTTCGAGGAGGGTAGCACCTACAGGGCCGAGAGCCGTGGTTTGTTCCCGACCGACAAGATAAACCAGAACAAGCGCTTGGCGAAATGGGTAAAGAGTTTCTCGGAAACCAAGGANGAGNGCACGGCTCCCACAACGAGCATCGAAGATGAAGCAAAGAAGGTCTATGAAGATTTAGGGCCCGACGTGCGCGAGGGTACCATGCTTGTTAACGCCGATGGTGAACTCTGCGTTGCTTCATACGGTTCCGCTGTNCCACTACCCTTGAACAAAAACAAAGTACGAGGACACACAAAGCGTGAGTGTTTTGAAACGTTTGACNGCGTGCGCAAAGCATTACAGAAAGTTCTTGACTATCAACGCGAGCACGAAGATGANAAAGGACTGCAGCCGCTGTTAGACGANCTCAACAAAGCGTATGATAACTTTGTAGACACCTATGGACACTTCCACGGCAATACAGCTATTTCGTTTCTGAAGAACGATATGGACTTTGCGAGCATTGCCGCCCTGGAGAGTATGAAAAAGCACGTTGACGTGAACACGGGCGAGACAACGTACACCTTCGAAAAGGGCGACATCTTCGACAAGCGAGTAGTAAGGAAGGCTGCGACACCAAAGCCGACCACCGTGCGCGATGGTGTAACAATTAGCCTGTATCAGTCCGGGAAGATTGACGTTCCATATATCGCCAAGGAATTAGGCGCCAGCGAGGAGGCCGTGCGTGAAGAAATCCTTGAGACCGGTTTAGGTTTCGAGGACCCGGCAAACCGCGACATCGTGGTAAGCTACGAATATCTAAGCGGTGGTGTTCGTGACAAGCTTCGCTTAGCTGAAGCACAGAATGTAGATGGACGCTACGATGCAAACATCAGAGCACTGCGCAATGTGATACCGCCCGACATTCCTGCGACTTTAATAGAGATGTCGCTGGGCTCGTCGTGGATGGACCCCAAGGTGTACGAGGAGTTCTTCCAGGAGGCAACCGGCGTGTCTGCAAAGCTAGTCTATACCGGTGGAACATGGATAACGCCGTCGAGGTTGCCAGAGTATAGCCGGTGGCAAAGCGACAATAAAGATGTCGCCGATGGTGTGTACAGCAAGAAGTGTGACAAAACGATTTACGCACACGACCTTGTGCTGGCCGCAATGCAGCAGCGCACCATCACGGTGTCTAAGGCGGTAAAGCACTACGACGGTAGTAGCGAGACCATCAGCGACCCAGAGGCCACGCAATTGTGCACCGAGAAAATCAACGACTATAAACAGCAGTTCAAAGAGTGGGTGCGTGAAAAGATTGTAAACGACCCCGCCCTGGCAAAGGGTGTCGAGCAAGTGTACAATGAGCGCTTCAACAATAACGTGCCGATGGAAATCCCCGACGACTTTATTCCCGAGCGTTTTGTTGGCCAGTCTGATAAGTTCACCCTTAACCCACACCAGGCCAAAGCAGCGTTGCGCAGTTTAACGCAGCCCGTATTCTTTGCACACGAGGTGGGCACAGGTAAGACCATCACCACAATTACCTCTGCCATGGAGGCGCGTCGACTTGGCTTGGCAAAGAAGCCGATGATTGTTGTGCAAAATGCAACAGTGGGGCAATTCGCAGCCAGCGCCAAGAAACTCTACCCATCAGCCAAAGTGTTGACGATGAGTGACCGCGACCACTCACTCGCAGAGCGCCAGGCGTTCTATGCTAAGATGAAGTACAACGACTGGGATATGATTATCATTCCCCAGAGCGTGTTTGACCTTATCCCTGACAGCGCAGAACGGCAGCGTGCATACATTCAAGAGAAGGTTGCGGAGAAGGAGCACACCTTAGAGCAGATGAAGGAGGCAGCCAGCAGTTCTGGATATAATGAGAACAAGGCACTGGCCTCGCAAATCAAGCGTGCCGAAAAAGAATTATTGGACTTGGGTAACGAGCTTACCGCGTTGTCAGGGCAAGGTCAGAAAAAGCCCACCAAAAAAGACGAGAAGCGCCGCGCTGTAGCACGTAACAATGTTACAGTGAAGATGAAACAACTTCTCAACCGCAAGTTGGATAACATCGAGAACTTCGACGACATTGGCATTGACTGGATTGCCATCGACGAGGCCCACGAGTACAAGCACCTTGGATTCTCCACAATGATGCAGCGCGGCGTTAAAGGCATCGACCCGAGTGCGAGCAAGAAAGCACAGGGCGCTTACTTGAAAGTAAAGAGCGTGCTGCAACGCAGTGGAGGCAAGAATGTAGTATTTGCGACCGGCACACCCGTGAGCAATACCGCCGCCGAGGTGTGGACATTTATGCGTTACTTAATCCCAGAGGAGACGCTTAAGGCATACGACATTTATTACTTCGACGATTTTGTGCGCAACTTTGGCGATGTGAAGTCCATGCTTGAGTATGGAACCAACGGCAAGTTCAAGGAGGCAAACCGCTTCGCCGGCTATATTAATATGCCAGAGCTTATTCGCATCTGGTCGTCGGTAGCTGATACAGTTTTATCGAAAGGAACAGATGTAGAGAAGCGCAAGCCACGNCTGGAGAACGACAAACCCCGTGACACCTATTTGCCACGAACACAAGCCATCAATAGGGTGATGAAGTTTGTGAAGGCNCAACTTGATGCGTTCGACAGAATGTCCGGTGCCGAGAAGAGAAAGAACAGCCATATCCCGCTAACCATGTATGGCATAGCAAAGAAAGCCGCCATCGACGCCCGCCTGGTTATACCTGACGCCCCCGACGACCCCAACAGCAAAGTCAACGTGTGCGTCAAGCACACGCTAGAGGCGCTCAAGGAGAGCGAGCGTTACCGCGGTGTGGCTGCTATCTTCCTTGATACGTTCCGCAACAAGCAAACTGGCCTCGACCTCTACGAGGATATTCGTAGCAAGTTAATCGCAGGCGGCGTGCCTGCCGAGGAAATCTGCATTGTCAAGGCCGGCATGAACGCCAAAAAGAAGTTGGAGGTATTGCAGGCGGCTAAGGACGGCCGCATCCGTGTAATGATTGGCAGCACGCAAACCTTAGGAACCGGCACCAATTTCCAGGACCGCCTATTCTACTTGGCCCACTTAGACGTACCCAACCGACCGATGGACTACACGCAGCGCAACGGACGTATCTTGCGTCAGGGTAACATGCACAAGGAATGGGACATCCCTGTACGCATCGAGCGTTTTGCCATAGAGGACACCCTCGACATCACCGGTTACAACCGGTTAAAGACCAAGGGCGCCATCGCCGACAGCATCATGAACGGCAAGCGCTTTGTCGACGACCCGCTGGGCACGCGCATCCTCGAAGAGCAAGAGGACGACTTTAGCGACATCACGGCGCAACTATCAGGAAGCGAGTATGCAATGCTGCAGCGTGACCTTGAGAAACGTGTACGCGCTTTAGAGGGTAGACTGGCGCAGCACAAAGCAGAACAGACACGCATCCATAATCGCCTGCCAGAGATTGAGGCAGAACTGGATGCCATCGGTGGAAGGATGAACACCGCGCAGCACGCACTCAAGGAAATAAAAGGGCGTGACACCAGTATCACTATCGCCGGTAAAAAGTATGACAACATAGACGCGCTTAACGACTACTTCAAGGACTACAACAAGAAGTTGAACGAGCGTGCCGAAGAGTTGAAAAGCGACTGGCAAGATAGGAGCGAAGAGCGCCACCTCACCATCGATGTGGGCGGGCTGGAGTTCACGTTTAACACCAAGTTGGAAAAGAGGCGCGACTATAAGAACGGCTCCTTGGTTTCCACTGTGAGCCGCAAGATTACCTACGATTGCCCAGAACTTGGTATAAAAGACAGGAAGGTAGACCGCGCTTTGTTGCGCAACGGTGTTGTCGACATCATAGATAATGTGATGTCAGGCGAGGTCTCTAAAGAGATTATCAACCAGGGCGAGGAGGCACTTGTCAGACTCACCAAGGAGCGCGACACTATATCGAAACGCAACGGCATACCCTTCGAGCACGAAAGCGAATTGAAAGAAGCCCGCGAGAAATTGGCCGAGGTTACCGAGCTATACAAAGCCGACATGGAGGCCAAGGAGCGGAAGTATGCCGAAACAGACGACGGCAAGGATATTACCCTTGACAACCTTTCGGTAGACGAAGATGAGGATATAAGAACATCAGAGCTTGACGAGCAGGCCGAGCCAGTGGAGGGTGAAGAGCGGTTGCCGCGCAGCCGGTGGAACGACTGCAAGACGCGCCTGTCGAACCTGGCGCACAAACTTGGCGAGAAGATTACCTTCGTCGAGAACATCGACGAGTTGAAGTCCAGTGACGCCAAAATCCTGAAGCGCATGCGCAAGAGCCGCGGCTTCTTCCGTACCAGCACCGGCGAGACCGTGATAGTGCTGCCCAACCTGCGAAACATGGCCGATGCCGAGGGCACGCTGTTGCACGAAATCGTAGGGCACAAAGGACTGCGAGAACTCTTTGGCAAAGACTTCAAGAACTTCCTGTACAACGTATATGCCAACGCCTCTACAGAAATCCGCCAGGCGATTGCCGAGCGCATGGTCCGCAAGGGCGAGGACGTGTACCAAGCCACCGAGGAGTTCCTGGCCCACATGCAGGACAACATGACCGAGGCCGAACTAAGCGCGGCAAACTACAAAGGTTTCTGGTATCGTGTCGTCGACTTCTTCATGGAGATGCTCCGCAAAGCCGGTGTGCAGTTGTCGCATCGACTGACCGAGAACGACCTCAAGTATATCCTGTGGCGCAGCTACCAGAACAAGGTTAACAATGGCCCACTGGGACGCGCTGCCGACATCGTGCAACGCCGCCGCCTAGGCATTGACCCCGTGGAGGAGAAACCGCAACACAGCACCCGCCGCGACCGCGACGGCAACGTTATCGAGGAAATGCGCGACACCGAAGGCGTGCGCCGTGAGTGGGCCCGCTATAACCCCGATGGCACGATGGATAAAGTCGCCTTCTTCAACGAAAAGGGCCGCCGCGTCACCGAGTACACCTACGACAGCGACGGTCGCCCCGTGCGCGTCTACGACAACGAGACCCACACCGATGCCCGCCTCAACGAGCACGGCGAGCTCGACCGCACCCGCCAAAACATCGTCAACGGCAAAATCATTCCGGCGAAGGAACGGGTCAGCGAGCAAGGTGGAGAGCGCGCTGTTGCACCTAACGGCCGCCGCAGCAACCTTACCCCGCGTCAATGGAACGAAACCCGCACCAAGCAATTCAAGGAATGGTTTGGCGACTGGGAAGACCCCAAGAAAAACTCTTCAAAAATTGTTGATGAGAACGGTGAACCGCTGGTTGTCCAGCACGGGACACCCGTCGACAACCTTACCACGTTTGACATTTCGCACGCCGGCGAGGGGTCGGGTGACAAGGGCGTGTACGGCAAGGGATTCTATTTCGAGAAACCCGACAAGGAGAACCCGGACTTCTCGACGTATGGCGACAACATCTACAAAACCTACCTGGATATAAAGAATCCGCGCACACTCAATACACAGGGTGATATACTTGACGTGTTGATGCAGTTCGACACCCCCGAGGTCCGCAAGATTCATTTCAAGGGCATCAAGGGTGAGGGCACTCTGGGTGATGTTATCGACGAAATCAAGGCCGTGAAAGAATCGCATGCCAAGGGCGAGATGGACGAGCTTATCAAGCAAGTGTCCCTGTACTTTGGCGACGAGGCCACAAAGGAAGTTGTCCTTAGGACGATTGCCCGGAAGTATGCGTTCCCGCAACGGCTTGAGAAATTCATTGAGGATTGTCTTGATTCGGAAGAGTTAAGCCGCGCTTTCCAGAAGGAAGGGTTTGACGGAATCGACGTCGACAACAAGCGCGAGATAGTAGCGTTCAAGCCAGAGCAAATCAAGAGTGCAACCGACAATGTGGGTACATTCTCCCGCGAAACTGGCGACATCCGTTTCAGCCTGCGGGAGAAACCCGAGCCCAAGGAAACCAAGAAGGTGTATAAGATGATGCGCAAAGGCGACGATAACAAGTTGTACCCGCTGTTTATCGACGGAGGCGCAGGTATCGAGGTGGGCAAGTGGTACGATGCCGACAGCCCCGACATGGCATTTGTGAGCAAGTTGGAGAGCGGCACATGGCTGGTTGACCCCAGTAAGGGCGAGGCCGTATCGCTTGCCGACTATCAACGCGAGCATGGACTTAAGCCCGCAAAGAACCCGACCCGCGAGGCGATTGAGCAAGCAGGCGTTGAGGGCAAACGTTGGGTGCGTATCACCGACACCGATAGAGCGCAACGTCGTTACGGCGGTGAAACACGCAAGTACATGAACATCGGCATCAACGGCAGCGGTGGTGTTGGTGAGTTTGCCATGCGCCCAGGGTGGCACGCCGGCAGCCTACCCACCATGCGACAAATCGGCAAGGGTCCGAACAAGGACTTGCGCGACGACCGCTTCGTGTGGGTTGAGGGCGAGATTGCAGCCGACAAGGACTACAATGCAGAAGCGCAGGGTAACCCCGACAAGGACATCCCAACGCATATCCCCACCGATGGTTGGTACATGAAAGCGACCAACGCTAACAAGCAGGCATCGCAGGCCGACCGCGTTGGCTGGTACATTAGTGGCGCGTTTAAGGCCAACCGCATCATTGGTGACAGCGAGGCCCGCCGCATCATTGACGAGTGGAACCGCGAGCACCCCGACAGCAAGGTTGAGTACGACTATCAACGTGAGGGCGGCAAGGACTTTGAGCCGGAGGACCAAGAAACACTCGACCAGATTGTGCAACGTGCCGAGGAGGAGTACCGCTTCCGAGATGATGATGAAAGCGAAACGTTTGACACCGACGAATACGAGCCCGCACCCTGGGACGACGACCCTAACGATGATGGCCCCAGTGGAGGCAGTGGAGGCGGCGGTGGCCGCCCCACACCGCCCGAGGAGACACCCGCGGACAATGAACCCTTTGACGCGGGGCACATGACCTTTGACGAGGCACGCGTCCACGGCCTGGCCGAGCTGGCTGCAAAGTTCAAGGACAACTTGAAACTGCGCTTCCAAGCGATGCACGAGATAGGTGGCAGCCTGGCAAAATTGCGCAAAGCAATGAGCCTGCAGCGCCACTACGACCGCGACACGGTTAACAAGATTGTCCGCCTGGCACAATCGCTAATGACCACCGAGGGCCTGGACAACTTCACCCGTGGTGAGGTGAAGCGCTTAACCAGTATGGTTAACCGCGCAGCCGCCCGTGAGGACATCAGCAAGCAATGCAATGAAGTGTTTGACCTGCTGCTTAACCACCAGCTAAGGGACGCCAAAAACTCCTTCAAGCAGTTGCTCAAGGTCCGCGCCCAAAAGATTAACTCGTCACGCGTGGCAGTGCAGGGTAAGCTCGACAAGAACGGCGTGCGCCTGGTTAAGACCCTGAAGGACCTGTTGTCGAAAACGATAGACGAGCGAGCCTACGAGGACCGCCGCGCCGACATCTGGGAAGCACTGCAAAGCGAGGACCGCGTTGTGCGTGAGAACGCTGCAGTTGACTTTGATGCAATGTCGCTGGCCGACATCTACCGCAACGATGTTATGCAAAGCGAGACTAACGAGCGCGAGCTCCGCAACCAACTCAACGAGGCAAAGACACAGTTGCGCGAGGGTAAGCTAAGCCGGCAGGCCTATCGGGAAGCCGTTGCCGCTATCGAGGAAGCAATACGCGATAACAGACTTGCACGCGTTAAAGCCTACGAGCGCCTGGCCAGCAGCCTGGGCGAGAGCTACAGCGCAAGCGCCGAGCGAGCAAAGCAGTGGCGCGAGCAGCAGCAAGAGCACGCCCGCGAGATTATGCACGATGCCAACAGCGACCTTAACTATGTAGAAGTTGACACACAGCGCAAAGAATCCACCATCGATAGAATTATGAACTCGTCGGTTGTGCGATTCTTCATGGCGCCCTTCTCAACATTCAACTACATGCTACGATTCTTCGGGCGCTATGATGCCGATGGCCGTGGTTACTTGTGGGAGCGCTTTATGAACGACGGTACCAAGGCTAGCGAGCGCGAGTGGAAAAAGACCTACGCGGCACGCAAGGAACTCGACGCAAAAGCCAACGAGTTCTTCGAGCAGCACTTGGGCAAGGGCGGCGGCACCTGGAGTAAACTCCACGCATGGTTACGCGACCAAGCTAAAATCAAGGTTGACTACCTGGACGGTGACGAGGTTAAGACACACGAGCTCACCCAGGGCAACGTGATGTATATGTACATGGTGAACAAGATGAAGGACGGCAAGATGAAACTGCGCAAGATGAACATCACCGAGGAAGATGTAGCGCGTTACGCCGACCAACTTGCACCCGGTGTTAAAGAACTGGCCGACTGGATTCAAAACGAACTACTCACCCGGAAGCGCGGCGAATACAATGAAGTGTATGAGCGCATGTTTGGCGTGACGATGGATAACATCGAGAACTATTTCCCACTGCGCATCAACCAGCGCGAGCGCCGACAAAACATTGATGTCGGTTCACCGACCTACGCACAGGAGCGCATGAGCGAGCTCACCGGGTCGGTGCGCAAGCGTGTCGTTAATAGTGTGCCACTCGACCTGGCTAATGCCGATGCCCTGGCCGTTACCCTCGACCACATAACCGAGATGGAGCACTGGGCAGCATACGCCGAAATGACACGCGACCTGAACACGCTGTTATCCTATAAGCGATTCCGCAACCGCGTGATGAACATGCGGAGCTTCCGCTATGGAGCCGGCAACACGATGTGGAAAAACTTTGTCGATACATGCGCTATCGTGGTGGGCGCATACCAGCCCCGCCGCGGCCGCCTCGACCGGGCTGCCACTAATATATCCAAGGGCGTTACCGGAGCAAAGGTAGCCTTCCGCACGTTCACTGCACTCAAGCAGTTACTTAGTTACCCTGCCTACGCAAGCGAGGCGTCTCTGGTAGAGTTAGCTAAAACCAGCAATCCCATCGGAGCCTACAAGGCGTGGAATTGGTGTATCAAGAATATGCCAGGGTTTGCAGAGCGTTGGCAAAGCCGCTTTGCCGGTGACAACCGCTTAGAGACCACCGACATCGACTGGGCAATCTGGAAGAATGAAACGGTGGAGAAACTGGGTCGCTGGGGTATGACCCCTAACGCCTTCATCGATGGACTAACGGTTGCCATGGGCGCCAAGGCTATCTACGAAACCAAGCTAAAGCAGAACCTCAAGGATGGTTACACACGAGAGGAGGCCGAGGCCCGCGCCCTGCGTGACGCATCGATAGCTTACAATGAGACGCAGCAGAGTAGTCAGAAGATGCACATGAGTGCAATGCAGATGGACCAGACGCTTGCGTCTAACGCCCTGTCGGTGTTCCGCAACTCGTCGATGGGTTACAACCGCCGCCTGTTCGAGGCGACCAACCGCTTAAGCCGCCGCTTGCGTCCTGGGGAGAAAGCAAAGATTCTCGAGCACACAGCCAAGCACATTCAACGCCGCACGGGTTGCAGCGAGGAAGAGGCGGCAAAGGTGGCCGAGCGCATGTACCGCCGCAGCAACTTAAGTTACGCGGCCGATGTCGCTGTGTTTGGTTATGTTATGCAGTTAGCCTGGAACCTGGGCGCCAATGCGTTCTACCTGATGTTTGGCGATGATGACGAACTGAAGAAGGAGATGCTCACCGATGCAGCACGCCACGCCATGTTTGGTTTCGTGGAAGGTATGTCCGGTGGCAACGTTATTAGTGACAACCTCAACAACGCCCTCAACGGGACGGGCCTGCGCCGCTTCGACACGAACCCGCTGCCGCTGGCCAGTGATGCCAAGAACGTGGTTACCCGCTTCGAGCAAGACAAGGTGCGAGCCGTCAACGACTTGCTCAACCTAGTAGGGCAAAGCGCCTTGGGTGCCAACCCGCAGACCCTAACCGACGCCGTGGTGGCCATCATCGATGCAGCCGACGGCGACCTCGACACCAGCCACGAAATTGGCCTGCTGTTGATGCGCTTACTTGAAGTGCCGCAAAGTCAGATAGATAAGATTTACATTGACGAGCTGGGCATGAACGCCCGCGACGCCAGCGCCCTGGAGGTGGAGGAACTTGCAGCACGCTATGCGCGTTACAAGCGCATGAAGAACGCGCCGCTGACGGGCTGGACTTATAGCGACGAGAAGCGCCGCCAAGTCGAGGACCAGTGGGTTAAGTACTTCGAGAAAGAGCGCAAAGCGCGCGCCCTGGGCGGTGGTGACCCCGAGGTCAACGACATCATCGACGAATACAAGGAGGGCGAGTATAAGCAGATAGAATCGCAAATGAAGATGCTTGATAGCGAAAAGGAGAGCGACCCCGAGAACTACCGCCGCATGATGGGTGAACTTCGTGACGACGGCTCCCTGCGTCGAAAGGGCGTGTACGATAAATTCAAAACCGCCATCGACAAAGCATACAAGAGTGGCGACTACGAGCGAGTGGACGAGTTACGCGCCCGCCTGGCAAATGAACTTGAACAATAAACGATATAGACATGGAAGAGAGATTGATACCCAAGAGCCGTATTAGTAACACCGAAATGGACACCGTTGCCCGCAGCAGGCAACGCGACGGGTGGCGCCGTGCCATGGACGTGCTGATGGAGGCGCAGCGTTACTGGGATAACATGGAACGTTACCGCCGTGACCGCGAGCGCTGCAAACGTTACACCTATGGTGACCAGTGGAAAGACATCATCACCGTGGACGGCGTGACGCAAACCGAGGAGGAGTACATCCGTTGCCAGGGCAATGTGCCACTGAAGAATAACTTGATACGTCGCCTGGTGCGCAACGTGCTGGGCGTGTATCGCAGCCAAAGCAAGGAACCCACATGCACCGCCCGCGACCGCGACGAGCAAGAGCTGGGCGAAACAATGAGCATCGTGTTGCAGTATAACAACCAACTTAACCGCATGGTCGAGTTGAACACCCGCACAATGGAAGAGTTTTTGATTGGCGGGTTTGTGGTACACCGCAAGTGGTACGGGTGGCGCAACGGCAAACTTGATTGCTGGACTGACTATGTTCAACCAAACAACTTCTTTGTCGACAATAACATGCGCGACTTCCGCGGCTGGGATGCGCAGTGCCTGGGTGAAATTCATGACGTGAGTTTCGAGACACTTGTGGGAGAGTTTGCCGAGACCCCCGCCGACTATAAGCGCCTGGCACAGATTTATGCGATGGCCCGCAACCGCACGGCCCTGTCACAGAACTGCGAAGAGTTTGGTTACAGCGACCTTAACCGCCTGTCGTTTCTGCTACCCGAGGACTACACCCGTTGCCGCGTGATTGAGGTGTGGCGCAAAGAGAGTAAGCCCCGCTACCGTTGCCACGACTATAACACCGGCGAGGTCTTTAAGATTGACATCGAGGACTACCACGAACTCGTGGAGGCCGTCAACGACGACCGCGTTAAGCGTGGCACCGAGGCTGGCATGGAACTCGACGACATTCCACTCATCGAGGCCACATGGTTCATGGACGACTACTGGTACTACTACTACCTTACCCCCTTCGGCGACATCTTGCGCGAGGGAGAGACACCTTACACGCACGGCGAGCACCCCTACGTGTTCAAGGCTTACCCCTTCATTGATGGAGAGATACACAGCTTTGTTAGTGACGTGATAGACCAGCAACGATACACCAACCGACTAGTGACGATGTATGACTGGATTATGCGAGCCAGCGCCAAGGGCGTGCTGCTCTTCCCCGAGGAGGCGCTGCCTAAGGGCATGAGCCTGGAGGACGTTGCCGACGAGTGGAGCCGCTTTAACGGCGTGATTGCTATCAAGACAAAGGGCGGCACACCCCTGCCGCAACAGATTAGCAACAATTCAACCAACATTGGTATTAGTGAGTTGCTTAACCTGCAGTTGAAACTCTTCGAGGATATTAGCGGAATCCACGGGGCGCTGCAGGGCAAGCCCGGTTACAGCAGCACCAGTGGTAGCTTGTATGCGCAGCAGTCGCAAAACGCCACCATGTCACTACTCGATTTGCTGGATAGCTTTGGGCAGTTCGTCCAGGATGGTGCCCGTAAAGATGTGAAGAACATACAGCAGTATTACGACACCAAGCGAGTTATCAATATCGCCGGCCGCCGCTCGGGAGTGGTCGAGTATGACCCCGACAAGTTCGACGACATCGACTTCGACCTGTCCATCATCGAGAGCACCAGCACGCCAGTGTATCGCCAAATTGCCAACGAGTTCCTGTTGCAGGTATGGCAAGCCGGACAAATATCGCTGGAGCAATTACTCGAGGTGGGCGACTTCCCCTTCTCCGACCAGCTACTGCAGTCCATCAACTCGCAGCGTGAACAGCTGGAGCGCGGTGAACAGCCCGACGGCGTGTCGCCTGAACTACTTGCCCAAGCACAGCAGGGCGCCGACATGAACGCCGTTGCCCAGGCGCAACAAGCCATGCAGGGTTAATCATAATTCATAGACGACAATGTGGCCCGGGATAAGATTCTGCGGGCCACATTATTATATATATGTGTGTGGTGGTGGTTATTTTCGTGAGGCCACGAAAATGATAACCTATGCTTTGCGTTTTCGCTTTGAGTAGAGTGCTACCCAGTCGAGATACATTTTGCGCTTGTCGTCAATCATTTCCTTAGTGAGGGCGCCTGAACCGTTGGCGTGTGGTGTGCAGTAGACACACTCCACAAAAAGCGAGTTCATGTTAGCCTCGGCGGGGATGTAGTGTTTGGCGCGGAGCTTCCGGAAGTTGCGCTTGTCGACAATGACAAGTTGCCGCTTGCCACGCGCGTCAAGCGAGGGAACAATGTAGTAACGTTGCGGCCGTTCACTGTAGGCGGCGTTGGCCATGCTGATAGCCTTGCGCAGTTGCAATAGTGCTTTGAGTTTGACAAAGATGTTCATGTTGAATTGTTGTTTGGTTATTAATTGATTTGTGCTGCCGAGCCCGAGAAGTGGCGCGTGCTACGCGGTGCAATCGCACTGCGGCTGACCACTTGCGGCAACGGCATTTCATAAAAGCATACATATAAACCGATGGCCCGCGTCATAAGCAAGTCGTCGTGTTTACCCAGGATAGCGCCCCAGGCTCCATTCTTCTTGCGCTCGTAGGTTAGGTATTCGTCGAGGCAACGCGCGTCACGCTCCACATATAGCCCGTCACGAATGATGCGCACGAGTGATGTGATAATCTTTGGTTTGGTGGCTACATTGGTGTGGAATCCATATTTGACGGGCGCGTGCTCGCGGATGTCCTCCTCGCTTTGCTTGCGTGCATATAGGTTGGGGTAGGCCTCGCGCAACTGATTCAGGATGAAGGACGACTGGTCACCCTCGGTATATCGATAGGGGTCACGGGTTTCCAAGGTGTTACTTTCGATAACCAGCAGCGCATCGTCATAGAACGCTGCAATTTGCGCCGCCTTCCAGGTGAGCAAGTCTATATCGATATGTCCGTACCATTGCGCCACGACCGTTGGCTTACCGCCGCTGTCAAGCATATACACCCTGTCGAACACCACAATAACACTGTAGTCAGCCTTGCCGCCACGGCCGCCCACGTCGACAACGCACAGGTAGCGGTCCTCCACGCGCTCGTCCTTGTCGATTTCGGGCATTGTCCAGATGTCAATGTTGCCCTGCGTGTCCTCGACAAAGTGCAGCCCCTGCAGGCTGTCCTCGCCATCGATAGCTTCACCCACGATGTCACCGCGCCACTTGGGCGGGCGGCATGAGCCCTTTAGGCGTTCCACATGGTAGCGGTCGAATACACGCGCCCCCGAGTGCACAAACGCCTCGATGTCGTCGCTGGGGTACTCGCTGGCCATGTCGCCGTGGTCGGTGTACTTAGACCGCTCGGCAATATACCAGTTAATTGCCTCCAGCGTTGCACCTTGTTCCCACAGCCACCACAGATAACGCCCAGGTTCCTGGCGCGCATTGTCGGCTTGTTGCTGCTGGCGATTGCTGTAGAGTTGACGGGCAAATGCTTTAACATCATCGATGGGCGCCGTGTATTGCTCAATTTCAAACCAGGGCACAAACATCGCATCGAATTGCGACTGTCCCGCTTTGGCGGCATCGTATTCCCGCTGGAAAAAGTTGCCCGTGCCGTTGGCTGTTGATTCATACACAATCATAGTGTAGGGCTTAAGTAAGATACCCGAGCACGCCGAGCGCACAATCTG